GCCTCGTCTGTTTCTGGGATATAATAACCAGTTCTGCCGTTTCGTTCTCCGATGATCACAATTCCGTATCGATTAACTAGCGTATCAATTACTTTCTTAACTTTACGTTCCGACAGCTTAGTAATGCTTGAAATATCCACTCGGTTAATTCGTCGAGTATCGCTTACTGGAATCAGTCTTAATACCATTCGTTCTTCTGGACTCATTCTTTCCATTAGCAGCTCTCCTTCAATTCTTCTAATCTGTCTACATTGAATCCAGACCAGGCATTATAGAAGTATTCATCTAATGTCACTACTGGAAGCTGCTGAAAGCCGTTTAATTTAATTTCTTCTAGCTTTTCTGGATGTTCAGATACATCCACTGACTCAAATTGAATTTTATTTTGAGTCAGCCACATCTTTGTCATCTCGCACTGGATGCAATTTGGTTTAGAATAAACTGTAATCATTTACTAGCCTCCTTGAATTTTATTGATATTTTCTTTCCACACCGCTCACATCTACTGACGAACCAAATCTCCCCTTCTGAATCTACAACAAATACATCAAATCCGAGCTTTAATTTATGATGGTATAATACACCGCATAAAAACTGTTTAATTTTTGTAATCATTTACTATCATCCTCAATCGAAGTAACCCACCCCCAGATTTTTTGTGTGTTGAATTTTGCTCTTTTCTTTTTACCTGTTTCCACACTAACGTAAGTAAAAATTGTAAAATCCACGTCCGCTCTCAATATAGTTACATTTTCAAAGCTTAGTGCTTTCCCGTTTTCTAAATGTATAGTTAGTTCCATTGTTATTTCTCCTTTAAATCAAAAATCTGCTGTAATACTTCATCTCTGGTTTTTTCATTCAATCCACCTATCACATCGTTTGTAATTGGTGTACTGTAATCGATGTTAAAATTACCATCTTCATCAAATATCAATACTGCAATTTCAATACCGAAGTAAATGTGGTTGAATTTGATTACACTCGCACCGTACCCGTTAGGAAACTTATAAATGGTTTGTGGATATACGATATCAAATTTTGTTTCGATGTAGTCTTTGAATTTGTCACTGTACGTTAAATCCATCTCTACACCTCACAATCCACAAATAAAGCTTGAATTTCATTTTTAAAAATTTCGATTGCTTCAAATACATCTACCCATTTTTGGAAATATCCAAAAAGTGGAAAATGATTTGTTGTTTTATCGTGGTGACACGCTAAATAATTATAGGTGTAACAAATGTAGTGTTTTTCTTCGTTAGGATCTTCCCAATTCTGTCCATAATTTTCTTACGAGTGTTCCATCCAAGTTCGTATGGATTTCGTAAGAATATGTTTAACGTTGTTGTTCTTACTTTCAAGATATCTCTAGCCATGTGCTTGAAATTATTCTCAGAATCCGCAATCATCTTTTCAATATCTTCTCTGGTACTCATCAATGCTGAATCGTACCATTCATCTAGTCTATTAGGACCGATATTCTTTTCCATCTTGTTTATTTGGAACGGTTTAGAAACAACTATCTCAATGATGTTTCCGTTCAACCCGTTCTCCTTCATGTACTTTCTAGCTTCACCGTACTTCTTGAATGTCATCGCTTCATTTTGGTTCGATTTAAATTCAAATGTTTTAACTGGATGTTTTCTGTCCAAATATCCGGCCATGCTGCTATGATCTACAATTTGTGTAAAATACATATTGCTGTTTTTAATCACAAATGCCATACTCTTTCTCCAATTCCGCCATTATCTCTATATGGCTTCTTATTTTCTTCATTGCTTCGCTGTGTGGGTCCTCTACACTGTAAGTGGCTATTATTACATCATTTCTATCCTCAACTAATCGAAATCCGTACATTTTCTCTAGTTGTGCCACTTCTAAGGCTTGCCATATAGCTTTATCTTTCTGTTCCATTTGTTTTTCGATGTATTCTGCAGCATAAGGAAGATGTTTATATAGACTCATACTTTTGATGTTTCTCTGACATCTCTTAGCCTCTTGCAACATGATCATTACTGCTCTAGTCGTTTTCAATCCTTCCGACTGCATAATGTTTTCAAATTCTCTTGCATTCATCTTCGTTCAAATTCCTCCACAAAATTCATTTGAGCCTTATAGAACTTAAACGTAGAATCCATCAAATCACCTTCGCGGTTCTTCTTGATAGAGAACTTCACACGTTGATAGCCTTCGTGGTTTTCTTCCGTCTCTTCGTTGCTTAAAAATCCAACGACATTGGAATCTTGCTCGATTGAGCCTGACTCTCTTAAGTCACTCAAGATTGGTGATTTATCCTGTCGCTGCTCTACTCCACGAGATAACTGCGATAAGATGACGATAGGTACTTGATGTTCATTAGCAAGATTCTTCAATTCCCTGGTAATCTGCTCAATCTGTAATCTTCTGTCACGATTGTTGTTAACCTTAATTAGTCCAACATAATCGATGACTGCTAAATATTTGCCTGGTGCTTGTCCTGCAGCACGTTCTTTAATAATTCCAAGAATATGATTGAGTTCAGATACAGTGTCATAGACTTTTAAGTCTTTCTGTTTGAAATACTCAATAGTCGCTCTCACTAGCTCTTTATCTCCAGGCTTCAGCATTTTATTCATTTTTCGCAGGTAGTACGTGTTTAACGTAGTCATCTTTGCAACGAATCGTGAGAACACTTCTTTTTTGCTCATCTCAAGGCTAAACAGGTCTACTCTTAATCCTTCGTTTCTCTGTAGCGCTCTATCGATTAGGTTGATTGTCCAGGCACTCTTTCCGACTGATGGCCTCGCTCCAACCGTCACTAACATTCCTGGACCAATTCCGCCTCCGAGTGCTGCATCCAGTCCGCTAAATGTCTTAATACCATCTTCAATATCGTGTTCAAGCTCATACTCGAATTGTTCAAACGTTTCTGATAAGTCTCCGACGTTTCGTTTTCTTGATAGCTTAGAAATCGCATTTAACAATTCAAGCATTTCCGCTTCTAACTGCTTAGTTGGGAATGCTGTGTGTTCAGTTTTAACCTTTTCGAGTTTGGCTCTCAAGTATTCACGATGTAGCTGGTTAGCAAGATAATCTAATCCGGATGTTGTTGCGCTTTCTTGCTGCAAAGCCATTAGATACTCATATCCAATGGAATTTTCCTTCATTTCTGCTCTAACTTTAGCAAACAGCTCCATCAATCCATCTAAGCGACTGCCGTTGTTGTTTAAAATTTCAAAGATCGTTTTAAAATTGTTATCTGTGAACCATTCTGCTTGCAGATACGTTGATTGAGCTTTATCGAAATCTTGTAGAATTGCAGATATGATTGATTTTTCTAACTCGTAATTGTTCATTGCCAACCCTGCCAATTCTGTCCGTATAAGTCTCTCATCTTGTCTTCAACAGATTGTCCAGAAGATGCTTGCTGCACTCTTGCTGGGGCCTCGTTTAAGTAGTCCTCGAACTTCTCGCTGAATAGCGTTCGTGGTCTGAGATATTGATTCATCTTCTCATTGTTTAACCACTGTTTACACTTGATATCGATAACTCTTTCAAAGTCCTCTACAGTAAATCCGTTATCTAGTAGCTTATGGATTAGCTGTGCTGTCTTCTTAGTCTTAACTGAATATTTCTTTCCAGCACGTTTATTTAGATAATCGATAATGTGTCTAGTCTCCTCAGTCCATACAACCTTGAGCGGTTTCTCCTCGGGGACATTATTATTCTCTGTAGTACTCTCCTGGTAGTCTCTGGTATAGGTCTGTTCATTTTGAACACGTCCATCTGTTCTATCTGAACACATCGTCTGTTCATTTTGAACACATCGTCTGTTCACTCGTTGATAGTCGATTGTGTACCATTTTGTTTTGTCAAATTTCTTTTTATTAAAATTGCCTATTTTTATTATTTTTTGTTTTTCTAAACTGCCTAGAGTTCGTCTGATTGTCATCGCTGACCAGAAAGGAAACTCTGTTTGCCACTCTTCAAGCGTCTTGTAAAACCACTTAACTCCTGTAAATTCATTGGCACTCTTAAGTAACCAATAATGCATTTGTTGGAGCATAATCGCCTCATTTAAGCCGATTTCTTTAGCAAGCGATGGCAGCACTTGTAAAGGTGGTTCGTTAATTAATAACCGACTCATTGAATATCCCCTTCCAACGTGTTATAATAACTTTAGTTAAATTTGGTATGACGGCTTTTATAAGTCGTCTTTTTTTATGCGTTCAAAAGCTCTCTTGCAGTATCGTATGCAGCCTCTAGGGTTGAATGAATACTGCTGCTTTTGTAATTTCCAAGAAATACAACCAATCGATACTTTCCATCGATGAATTTTATTTCCCCTCTTAGTTCGCTTCCAACCATTACATCGTATTCATTTGGTTCGAACATATTCATTTCAAAGCTAATCATCGAAAATCACACCTTGTCTGATTGCATCCACTTTGTCCAAATGTTGATTAACTGCTCCAACCCACAAGTGCATAAATGCGATTATTCCAACGATTGCTAATACTGAAAATCCTAAGAATTTCAAGTATTTCTTAATGAAGTTCTTATTGAACTCTTTCCAAAAAACTTTTCTTTTTAGATTCCTAGTTCTTGATATTTCCACTCTGCTCATCTTCTTCTTTCCTTCCGTTCATCCCATACTTTCTGTATGGCTTCAATATGATCAGCTTTATATTTATATGGCCTTGTATCAACTCTTCTAGCAGCAACGACTACAGGATGATTTCTCACATCACTTTTGAGCCACGCGCTGGAACTCGTTCCGATTTCAGCACACAATTCTTCAGTTGTTATCCATCTCTGTCTACTTCTTGAATCAATAAATGGCTTTATTAAATCAACAAATTTCTCTGGATTTCTTCTTACTACTTCTAAAAAGATTGGCTCGTAGTAATCGAGTGTTGCTTTTTCCATGATTTAAACTCCTTTCTTAATTTTCCAAAAGCAAAAACACCAACTTAGAAAATTAATTTGCAACCAAGCCTCTGCGTACTTGATTCCATCTTCCTCGTAAAATGTCATGTAATGGTGCATTCGTGTCACCTCCTTTTTTTAAAAAAAACGTTCCCTATTTGTGAAACTAGTGTTATAATATCCTTGCCTACCTCTTCCAAATCCTTGTAGGCAGAAAGGATGATGATGATGAAAATATTATTGTCAGAATTTTTGAAAGGTACTGTGTCTCAGTAGAATTTGGAT